AATTCGGTAGTAATACTACCACTATCAATTTGTGATTATTTCACAATAATGTGTTTTAAAATGCACTATTTGTATGGAATATGTGTCATAAATGGCAGTTTTTGACTTATGTTAAGCAAATGAATATCTGCCTGTCCCTCTCTTTGTGTTGTGGTTATTCCAGGCCAGTGCCAATGCCATCACACAGTCATCATGGAATCCACTAGGTGCTGCATACTTTACACCACTGTTGGTGAACTCATATTCAAAGATGTTCAGTTCAGCTGTGATTGCCCCATCAGGAAATGCAATCTTTCTCTGCTGGATGGCTGTCTGTAGCCCTGTCATCAGTTGCTGTTTAGATGTGCTGCTGAACTTAAAGCCTGTCACATCCAGGCCTGCTGCCTGTAGATCCTCAAAGATAGGATCACCCACACCAGTGCTGTCCATCAGGATCGGTGACCTGGGCAGTGCTGTGATTCTTTGTTTTGTTGTTCTCCAGTCATCCTGAAACCTATCAAAGTGACACACTGTGCCATTGTCATCCAGGCCTATGATCACTGTGTAGTCATATGACTTTGCCAGGTCAATGCCATAGCAGACAGCTGGCTGATTGCTCATAGGATAGGTACACTGCTGGATGAACATAGCACCAAATGGATTTGCAACATTCTCATTGAACTCAGCCATGTATTCCTGGCTGAATGCCAGTTCAGGCAGATCCAGTCTAGCCTCATCTATTTCTGTTGGATCAATATACGGATTGTCATAGGTAGACATCTGCCAGCTTACCCATCCAGCATCACCTGATTTGCCTCTCTGCCAAATCTTATGAAAGTCATTTTTGCCCTTAGGTGTAGACAAAAAGAATGCATCACCCTTAAAGTCAGTCAGTGTAGGCCTGATGGATTCTGTCCATCTATTCCATAGGTTTTTGACAAAGGCAGCCTCATCAATGATGTTTCTGTGGTATTTCCTGGATCTACCTGCCAGTTCATTCTCTAGTGACCAAAACTCAATTTTGCCACCTGTGATCAGTTCAATGAATTGATGGTCATTCTTTCGTGATATAATAGGCTCTAGGGCATGCAGGCACTCATTGAATGTGCCATCCAGTAGTTTGTATGTTGGTGTGAAATAGCCAGCCAATTTGCCTGCAATGGCTGTCTCAGATAGCAGGTTGATGGCCAGGGCTGATTTGCCCCACCGTCTGCCACAGGATAGCACAGAAAATCTTTTGTGACCATCCACTACTTTCTGCTGATTGATATGCAGTTCATTCAGGTGTACTGTCTTTTCCATTTCTTATTTCTTTCTCATAGGTTATTTGTTTTGGTTATATTTGATTGATTGTAATACTTCATACCAATATTCAATATCTCCAGCAATAATTGTATTGCCTAAATCACTTGCACCTGTATGCCATGTTAATCTGTCAATCATCTCGTTTACTACTATTCTTGCACATTCTTTAGCCTTCCTTAAAATTGATTCTGGATATTCTGTGTTAGTTAGCATTGAGCTACCAACATATCCATTTACATAAGGCTTAAATTTTTCTACTAATTCTGTTGCTTTTTCTTGTGGTGTCATAGGTTATTTGTTTTAATGAATTACAAAAATAGTATAGGATCTTTTACTATCACTCAGTATTTATACTGAATTTGCAAATTGGAAATATGTTTCTAATTTGATTAAATTGATATGCTTTTTTGATATTAATTTGACCTAATTAGAATTATATTTCTAATCTTTGGGTGTTTCTTTCTTTTCATACTTCACTTTGATGGTCACCTCTTTGTTGCCATCCTCCTGGATCTTATCTACCAGGCCATTTAAACGCTGGGTGATGCTCGGATTGTAGATCCCTGCCATGCCACCAGCCACCTGATCCTGCCTGATTTGTTCCTTTATTATAGAGCAGATATTGGCAAATTCTTTGTACCTGCCATCTTTATTCATGAAATAATCATGCAGCCATGATGCAATCCCCTGTTCAAAACACCACACATTGAATCCCTCTAGTGTCAGTGGTTTCTCTTTCTCTCTCAGCACCTGTTTGCCCATTCCACCCACCCAGTCTTTGACTATGAATGGATTTGCTTTGGTGTCTTTCTTATATTGTTTGAACAGATCCCACATGATCTCAGGTGATTCAATATTCTTTGGCCTGCCTACTGGTTTTTTTGCTGCCTTTTTAGGTGCAGCTTTCTTAGTAGGTTTCTTTATTGCTTTTGCCATTATAGTGATTTAAGCATTTGAATTAGTTTGGGATGTGGGTATACATCTATTTTGTCAGTCCTCACTGAATTGTGTGTGTATACACCAGGCACACCTGAAAGTGCATCCTTTGACAGATCCCAAATGGAATCCCTGTAAGTCAGTGGGATGTCATATCTTTCTTTCCATAGCAATAGTAATTTCCTGACACTTTCAATCTGTGCATCAGTGTAGTTGTGGAATAGCTGAAAGCCTTTGAATGGTTTGTCTAGTGTGCAAACCTCATTTGCTGGCACTGGTCTGTTTACATAGTTGATGTATTTGCCATCCTTTAAAACTAGCTGCCCCCAGTTGCAGATTTCTATGCCTATGCTGATCCTGTCTAGTGATCTGTATGGCACACCCATTCTTTGGAATGTAGATTCTTTTAGGCCTAAATGGAATCCCCAATACTTAGAACTGAATCCCTGTACTATTTGGCCATCCACATCTGCTGCCCCTGAAATTGTCACACATGTGGCCACCCTCTCACTGGTTGTTGCCCAGTATTTGAATACGTTTTCACCTGATGCATTGCCAGCTGTGTGATGCAGGTAGATCTGTTTTTTAGGATGTACCTCTTTTATGTATTGGCTTTCAGGAAATTCAACCTGTTTGATGTTCATTGTCATTCTAGTCTAATTTGCTTTTAAAGTGTTCACATATCTTTTCCATCTTTCCCTGGTAGTAAGTAGCAAAGTCCTTATAGCCATCAGGCTTTTGCTGATAGTTTATGTAAAGGATTGCCCTCAGTCTTTGGCTGGGTGTCTTTTCTGTTTCCAGGTCAGTCTTTAGATTCTCAATGGCATCCACCTCACTAGCCTGGAATGATTCCTCTTTGATGGCTGCATAGCAAAATTTCTGATTCAGCTGGAATAGTTCAGCTGCCTGGGCAGGTGTCAATTCCTGTGTGCCTATGGTGATCCTGACTGTCTTATCTTTCCTGGATGCTATGCTTTCAATCTGTGCAGGTAGTAAAATCATTTGATTCCGTTTACTATGTTGTTAAATTCATTGACAGCACTTTCCTGTTCTAGAAAGTTGTTTACATCAGTGATGTGTTTGTTGATCAGGGCATCTGCCATGTTGTATGTGTAGTGTCCTGATGTTTCAAGTTGATCACCACTCATCCCTGTTTTGCTTACAGCTAGAAACCAACATTTGTTGGACAGGATTTTCCAAATGGCTCTCAGCTTACTCATCTGCCCTGCCCCCTGTATGCCTTAGGTCTAGGGCTGTGTTTGTTGTAACTCTTTTTGGCTGATCCTCTTTTCCGTTTTCCAAAACTTACTTTGAATGATCCATTGCTAACCTTTGCCATACAATTTTGACCAGTTTGTAGGGTAGGCCAGTGGTCTGATTAACTGATACCCTTTGTTTAAAAAATATGCATCCCATTCAGATTGCTCTTTAACATTGATATGCCCCCAGGCCTCATCATTTTCTGTCCGCTGTGATGTTGAACTGAATAGGATGTATGATGGCTTTATTTGTTTAAATAGTGCATCCAACTCCTTATCAGTCATGTGTTCTGCTGTTTCAATAAATACCAGTAGATCTGTGGTGATCGCATTTCCCAGGATGTCAATATGTGGCACTCTGATTTTCATGTACTCAATATGTGATTTGAACTTTTCACATGCCTTTACATCATAGCCTGCTTTATGGAATGCATCAGAATAGACACCAGTGCCTGCCCCAAAGTCTAGGACAGTCCTGACTGGCAGATCTGACAGCTGTGTTGCTGTAGCTGCCCCTAGTTGTAAAAATGCAGGATTGTCTAGGCTGATGCCCATTTCTAATTCAATCCGTAAAAATTCAGCATCTGTGATCATTCAGTTTCTCTTTGTGCTTATCTATTAAAAAGTCCACCCACTGTTTTTTGTCTCCGTATTCTAAGTGACAGGATCTGCAAACTGCCATCAGATTCTCAATCACATCTTTATCCTTTGATCCACCCATGCCCCTGGCTTTGATGTGGTGAATGTCTACTGCCTGCCTGCCACACACTTCACAGGGGATAAAGTCACTGTTTTTATACCCCATCCCCTGCAAATAAATTTGTGTGTGTTTCCTCATCCTTTCCCCATTAATTTTTTTCGTTGGTTAATTAATAATTAAAAAAAATTAAGGATGAGAATATCTTAAATGAGACTGCTGTACAGCTGGTGTCTCAGTTCATTAATCTTATCCAAATGGAAATACTGATTGCACCACTCATAGTTTGCCTCACCTATTTCCTTTCTATAAATAGCATCAGTGGCCACTTTTTTGATTGCCTTATACCAGTCAGTTTGATTGCTGACCTTCACAGTGTATGGGCATCCTTTGTATGGATCTACATTGCTGACAATGACAGGGATCTTTTTAGTGGCTGCCTCTAATACTTTCAGGTTTGATTTCATGCTGTTGAACTTGCTTTCAACCAGTGGCACAATAGAAACATCAGCCTCATTGT